CTGGCCACGATCGTCAGAACGATGACGCCTCCGACAGCCTTGGCGGTGTGCTTCACCAGATCCCGCGTGAGGGCGTGTCCCGTGAACATCAGTTTCTCGGTGACTTCGCCGATCTTCTCGGGGTCTATGGTGAGGCGCTCCTCCACGACATCAGATTCGTTGTTCTTGATCTTGGCAACACGCACGCGGATTTCACGGTTCTTCATGAACATGGCACGGGCCTTTCAGTAGGGGTCTCATTATAGCCCGTGTAATTTCTGCGACCTACTAAAACGAAACCTAAAACCCCTGTGCGGGGCCTTAGGGTTGGAGATCAGTTTTCGAATGAGTTTCGCGATTCGATGATTTCTCGTCGTCCTTCAACACGTCCCTGTTGAACGCCAGATTTCCATCCATCAGTGAAAGCAGTTCGGTTGAGTTCCAAGAGCTTATTGTTATTAAGCGTCTGGAGAGCGTCCAAAGTCTTTCGCATGACGAAGAGGATTCCAACATGTTCCACAGTGATTATTGTGAGGATGATGAGAGTTTTCTTCTTCATCGCACAATCCTTTCATAGGGGTCTCATTATACCCCTTGTAAACTCTGCGATCAATCGCGTGAAACGTTCTCCGCGAGTTTCTCGAACATCTTCTTTGTGACGGCATACATAACGACACGCTCAACAAAGAACCCGACGAGAATGAAGAATATACGCTTCTTCATAAAGCACTACCTCTAATTCCGCTCGGCGAATCGATCCATGAGAACCTTGGCTATGGTTACGATGCGTTCGTCGCTCATTGTGTTGAAATCTTCGTCAGCCAATGCATGACAGAACAACACATGATTCAAAGCACCCAACACATACATCATCTTCCCATCAGAAGGTATGTACGGTGTTCCGGGATTCGCTTCCAAGGCTGAGAACATATCCTTGTATGGACCGCGCATGGGTCTTTTCATTTTGACGCAGTGTCCTCGTAGAACGCCTCGAACAGATCATGCTTCTTCAAGAAATTCAAGACGGAATCCCATTCCTTGGTGTATGTTTCACCAGTCATGATGATCACACCTTCCGATTTGATTTTCTTGTTATCGAAAGATAGACCCCATTTTGCTCCATTAAGGACTCGCGCAAACACATCGTCAGAGAAATGAAGATGTGTGTTTTTGTCGTAGCAACCATTACGAGCAGCTCATGCTCGATTCGCCTTGAAGAACCTGACATTCAAGACGATCAGAGGAGTCGCCACGACAACCGTTGTGATGATCGTCGTCTTGTGCTTCTTGACGAACTTCTTCAGCTTCTCGTTCATGACGTTTCCTCGTTTCGAAAAAAGTAACCCTGTGTGGGGTTTGTGAACGCAATCCTATAGGCGTTAGTGGCTAAAGCATTCATCTCACTATAGGGCTTGTAAATCGTGCGAGACAGAAAACAAAAACACAAAGGACGTGTAAGAGTGATTAGCTCCAACACGTCCCTCATGTTTCTTCTTCCTGCTATGACAGATCTAGAATTACCTGGGCTTCATCACGAAGCCGAGTGCCTTGGTGGTCACGATGTGCACTCGTTCGTAGCTGATGATCAACAGGATTCCGGCGAGGTTGCCGAAGACGATCGCCTTGGTGTCCGGGCTCACTTGCTTCTGGTGCTTTTCCTTCAGCTTGTAAAGATCGATCAGGGCGGTCATCAACGCGTCGTACTCTTGGGAATTGGGGTCGATGTCCTTCAACTTCGAGAGCGCCTCATCGATCGCACTGTCAAGTGCAGAGGGCTTCGTTGTGATGCGCAAGGTCTTCATGTGACATTGCCTTTCGTAGGGGTCTCATTATAACCCAGGTAATTTCTGCGACCCCTCTACGATCAGGGCTCCGTTACTGTCGGTGCAGAAATGGGAGCGATCTTGAATGTAGCTTCGGACATGCTGTCAAGCTCTTCTGGATCACCCTTCATGGCGATTGAGTAGATCTTCTTCTCAGGAGTTTCCGCTACCTGAATCTCTCCAGCATACTTCGCATCGCTGTTTTTGTACTGGAAGTTGGAAACCCCGACAACTGCACCAATGAAAGTGTTCAGTGCAGTAATCGTGGCTATGACTTCATCAGCATATGGAAGATGCCAAATTTGAGCCAGCGCGTAATACAAAGTGGCAAGCGCAGGAAGACCGACTGCAGCGACATGCTTGAGCACGTTGTATGTCTTGTCAGTCAGAAGAGTGCTTTTGGAAGGAGGGGACGACTGGGACATCTGGAAAATACCTTTCATCTTCTCGATCGGGAAACATAGTTTCGTACCTGCTGTGGAGATGGAAAGGAAGTCGTGCTACTTCCTCGTAAACTCTTTCGGCAATACCATTACCACCGAGAGCTATATATGGTTCAACGTAATACTTCTGATATTCCATGAGCTCTTCGCGAGTGATCCATCCCCGATCGATATATGTCTGACCGAGATGAGTGACTCGATAATATGCCAGACCCATCAAGAGGCGGGTGGTGGCGCTCTTGCGAGAGCCCTTCCTCGAGACGAATGCCCAAAATCCAGAGGAAGCCAAAACGGAAGCAAGTGCAACAAGAGTAGTGTTCAACGATTCCCCCACCGCCCGCTCCTTTCTGTTGTCGAGTATTTAATTTTAAGATGTATGAACTATTGGTTCTGCTTGATACCAGGAACCTGAATTCCTTACGTAAGGAATCGCAAGCTTCCAGGAGCCCCCCACATTGACGTACGCTCCCAAGTACGTTCGTGCGCTAACAGAATATGACCAATCACTCCAACCCTGATAGTTTCCAGCTCGAACCCAAATATAGTAAACAGTCCCCGTAGCGAGATTGCTAAGTGTTGCTGGGGAGATTGCATTTACAATTGTAGATGGGCCGGAAGAATCAGTACTATACCCAACTTGATACCCTGTGACTGTCGCACCACCATCATTTGGCGGTGGACCCCAAGTAACACTTAGAGAGTTGACAGTTCTATCCGATATTCGTGGCGCACTGGGTGGATATGGAACCGTGGGTCTTGCGATGTGGACTGTCCATACATGTGGGTATGGATCGTGCGGTTCACCGCCATTGAATATACTGAGGTCCGTGTCAAGCTGGAACGTTACGTACTGAGTTGTGTTTACAGGAATCGAGGCGACTGCAACCCAGTTTGCGTAATAAGGAACGGCATGCGCGAATATATTTCTGTTTCCATCGATGAAGGTTTCAAACTGCAGATAACCGTAGTTAATAGTTTGATCCTTCGCCCAGATCCAGAATTCTACATTCGCTCCGTACCCTTGATCACGAATACGTAGGATGCAGTCGCCGAAATCATAGTCGAAGTCGGTCATGACTTCTTAGCCAATGATCTTGAAGTAAATGTCTCCATCGCTACCGCCAGTAGGGTTCGCGAAACCAGACGAAATCCCCGCTGCAGACCTGTAACCGGACTTTCCGATGGGAATGAGAGCCTTGATCTGAGCGATGAAGTCTCGACACCTATTGATTTCTCGAGCACCCCAACGAACTCGACCCTCTTCGCCGGTATCAGGGACGAGTGCGTATCCGGCAGCTGCTGCCTGGTCACCAACGGCCATTTTTCCTCGACCTCTCTTTTTGATTTCTAAGGTTGTTCAGACCAAGTCGTCGGATCGGCGTCTAGATCGAACCATTGCTTGTTGTTCATCCAAGACAACCAGGAACCAGTTGCGATGAACAGGTTAGTCGACAGAGTCGGATATGAACGAATGCCATTCGCGTCACAGGTGAAAATCTGTTCTGTGACTCGCATATAGTTCGCTACGCCATCGATGTTCTGCATTTCAACGAGATCGCCCATATTATAATCTCGTCCATAGATGTATTGAGAGTTTTTGCTGATTTCTCCATCAAAACCCTTATACATTCTAGCAGCAGCTAATGCTTCCGTTCCACGTTGAATAAGAGCGGAAGGAACATCAGTTGTTGACGTGCTGGTGATATCGCTAGCATCGACTACGAGAACTCGTCTCTCGAATCCTTCAACAGTAGGATCGACACCGAATGGATAAACCATCTCGAAACCATCTGGAGAAAACACATAAGCTACATTTTTAGCTTTGTCAATCGTTACAAGTTCTTTTGTGTTTTGTAGGTTGTCGAGCTGTGGAGCGAATATAACTGGGTTCAATGTTGTTTGCGCCGTTGTTCTGTCACTGCCAGCATATATGTCATACCAGATTTCTCCAGTACTGTCTTTCCTTAGAAACCGAAAACCCAATTCCCAAGTTGTGCATATATTCGTTGTGACGTCATAAACGGTTGATGGCTTGATTTGAACAGTGATCGGATCTAGAGGCTCAGCAATCGTTCCAGTGCCTAGAAGGCTTCCCTCTACAATTCCAGGAATAACATCTCCAGGATCGAGGATTCCTGTTACGCAAATATCATGAAAGACTTTACGTGCGATATCCGCCGGAGGAAGAGTGATGTTCCACTGTGGAGATGTTGTGAGATTTGAAAGGGAATCCTTTGCGACTCGATCCATAAGAATCGCTTCCATAGATCGACCCTTGACGATCAAAATATGCTTTCCTTCAGCATCAACATCATCTTCGAAACTTTCGATTCGCATTATGTAATTTGAACCACTCATGGCAAGATATGTATTTGTCACCAAAAGGGAACGACTTTGATACGAGGAATATATATCAAGCTGAAAGTCACCGAATTGCTGAAAGCGCTCAGTCCAAATCAAAGATATGTATCGATCGATGACGTATTTACGCTTAAATAGCGCATCAAGAATATAAAGCTCCATTACAGAGCTCCGAACAACTTCGTATATTCGATAGTGACTGGTATATGATTGTCATTGAAGAATTCAAACTTACCATAACCAGGAGTAAGCAGCATCCAAGTGGATTGTGGCGAAATTGCCGACAACGCCGAAGACATCACACCTCCACGCAACAGAGTTGCAAATTTTGAACCCGGTGTGGTGTTAATTGTCAACACATCCCCAGGAACAAAGTCATATGCGATGTCCATTGTTTGCGTGACGTTCGTGGTGTCAGTGTAATGAATACCAATAGTTGGCGTCGTTACACCAATATTGAATGTGAACGTAATTCCGGTTTCCGTCGATCCGATATAGGTCATCTCATACGGATCAGGATCATCGGTGTAAATACCAGTGATGGTTACGAGGGCTGGATCGTATAAATCCGGCTCAAAACACATGATGGAAACAGAAACTACTGGATCATCTGTGAACATTGGCGAATCACAGGTTTCGATCCATCCTTCAATGTGATAACCATCTTCTACAGAATCGTCAGTATCATCGACATAACACTTCAGATGACGCTTTGTACCTTCTCTGAAGAATCGGAAAAGATTGTTTCTGATTGAACGGACAGTCTGACTTGATGGATCTGGATCGATACCGAGTTTGAGGGTGATGTTTCTTGCTTCCCTCCTACTCGCCTGAAATATCGCTCCAGGTTGAGTTGCGAAGGTCGAGGAGACAAGAGTGGCCTTCACGGGATCCAGCCCGGAGATGTCTCGAACGTTTATTCCGTTGAGAGAGTCCCCGAGCTGGATCGTGAGTGAATCGGCTAGCTCGTCACCCGACACTACCATTTTGGTAAACATACACGCCTCTCGCTACCGAGAGCTGATTCTTCGTCTGTCGATAGATGTCTGCAGACGAAAGGGCCTTCGGTGAGGTGTTGTTTTGGATGAAGGTAATTTCCTTCATCTGCTGTGGAGGTGTTGGGTTGAGTTGAGCAGCTCTATCCACATAATTTCCGGAGATATTCCTCGCGATGGTATAGGTGGAATCGAGCTTGAACGGATCTACATTGGCGAAGAGATCATTCACATACAAGAAGTCTCGCTTCACATTTGTCAAATCCAGAACTGGTGAAATCGTTGGGCTCTTATCTACCTTGTCTGGCAAATAATCGGACAACGTCGCCATTGACTTGCTCATGGTGAACAATGCAGCACTAGCCATCTTGTCTGAAGCATTGGCGACTAGAGATACGGAATCAGTCATACCGTTTGCAAAGCCTTCAGCAGACCAAGCACCGATCTTATGGAATTCCCTAGAAGGTGAGCCGATACCTAGAAGATCACCGGCCTTCTTCAACGCACTCGTTGCGATATCGCCAACGGAACTCACGACCTTACTTGCACCTTCAGCAAGACCACGAACCATACCATCAATGATTGCTCCAGCCAAGTGAACTGCAGCATCCGCAAGTTTTGGTGCGTTTCTAACAATCGAATCCGCCAAATCATTAATGAATTTAATCATCATGTCGAAACCGGCTTGAACCAGTCTCGGAAGACCGTCGCTGATTCCCTTGGCGAATTGAACAACAAGATCAACTGCGGTCTTGATGATGTCAGGCATTTTCTGCGCGACACCCTCAAGAAATCCGAGAATGATTCTGATACCAGCATCGACCATTCTTGGTGTATATTCTGCTGCCTTCTCAAGAAGAGTAGCCAGCATATTCAAGAATGTATCTATGATCTTCGGTGTGAGTTTCCTGATGGCATCAAGGACAGCACCAATAACTGCCACTAGAGCTTCAGTGATTGCTGGTCCAGCAGTAGCGATCACCTTCGCGAATGCGATGATGGCCAAACCAATTTCAGTTGCCACCACTGGGAGAAGTCCGAGCATTGCTGTGATCAATGCGACCAATGCTGCGGTTCCAGCTGCACCTGCAATGCTCAATGCGGTAAGACCAGCTGAGAACAGAAGGAGTCCTGCGCCGGTGGCCAATACGCCAAAACCGAGCAATGTGATCGCTCCGGCGAGAGCAAGAATGATAGGCGTGACTGGAGCAAGAAGCAAACCCGCCGCTCCGAGTACTCCGAAGATTCCACCAAGCATAACAAGGCTCTTCAGGATTTCGGTCCAGGACATATCACCGAAAGCCTTCATGACTGGCGTGAGAATAGCCAGAGCTGCAGCAAGAACCAGCATAGCTGCCGAACCTGCCAGAGTTCCCTCCATGAGGATGACCGCGAATGCGATAATCCCCAGAGAAGCCGCCAGTTCAGTCAAACTCTTGGCGATCTCTCCCCAAGACATTCCTCCCATTTTGAGCAAAGCATCGCCGATCATCCCGAGAGAAGATGCAACGATGAAGATGCCTGCTGCGGAAAGAAGAGTTGAAGGCGGAAGGAAGAACAAAGCCGCAGCGATCTCGAGAAGACCCCCAGCCATCGCCGTAAGCCCTCTAGCCATGTCTGAATAAGAGAGTCCACTCATCTTCTCGATAGCGTCGCCGATCAAACCAAGTGAAGACGCAACGACAAGAACACCAGCAGCCGAGAACAGAGACGATGGCGGAATGTACTTCAGAGCCCCACCGATGAGTGTGAGTCCACCAGCCATGGAAACAAGACCCTTGGCGATTTCCGTCCAAGAGAACTTGGAGAAATCACTCATTGCACTAGCAAGGATCTTGATACCTGCAGCAAGTAGAACAATCCCAGCACCCTGTCGTGCCCCAGTAATGTCCGCTTCTGCGAACTTGGAGAACAAAGCAAGACTTGTAAGGATTCCGCCGACACTCAGCAAGCCCTTTGCCATGTCGGTCCAACTGAGACCGGACAATTCAACAACCACACTAGCAAGAACCTTAATGCCCCTGGAAAGAGCAGTAAGTCCCAGTCCAGTAGCGATCATATGCTCTGGATTGCCCATCAAACGAACGTCGGCAGCGAGAACCGTCAACATGACCGACAAACCGGTCACGCCCTTGCTGACACCCTCCCAATCAAGTTGCGCAAGGTTCTTAACCGCCTTGGTCATAACGTCGAGAGCGCTGGCAAGAAGAATCAAAGAACCCATCATGAACGGAAGCTTGAGGAAGCCTTCGGTTCCGATGAACTTCTGGAAGATTCCAAGTGAAGCGATCAACTGAGTGAACATAATCGTTATAGCCGCACTGGATTTCACCAAACCAGCCGCATCGATCGTCGAGAGATTCGAAACTGCAATCGAGAGGATACCGATGGCCGCTGCAATCTCAAGAAGAGTCGCAGCTTTCAGGGTACTCTGCATCGTTTCAAGGGTCTTTGTGAGTCCCTCGAACGATTCCTTGATTGCGTCTAGAAGACCTCCGATTCCACCTTCTCCGCCACTCTTAAACTTCGTGACGAACTTCTTAACAAGAACAAGTAGACCGGTAAACAAACCGGTGTTTACAACATTGAGAACGTCGCTGAAGTTCATGCCTTCAAGCGCTGAAACTATCGAATGCCCGACATTGCTGAAGAAGTCAACAAACTTCTTAGCGATCGGTTCGAGTTCAGTTCCGATCGTTCCCATATGCTTGAATAAAGCGGCCCATGCTTCGTTGGTCAAATTACTCAATTGCCCAATAGGACCGAGCTTTTGAGATACAGCGTCGAGAGCCTTGGTTGCTCTAGACGGATCGATTTTGTCGAAGAGATTCTCTATGTACTGAGCGAAAGCTTGAACAAGAAGAATCGGGATTTTCAATGCTTCATTGAATCGCGTGAAGAACTTAGTGAGATCATCACCTTGTTCTATCGCCTTCTTGAAGTTGACAATCCAATCACCCATACGAGCGGTTAGCTGGAGGAAACCCCCGGAGCTATCCGCGACAATTCCAAGGATTTTACCGACTTCCTTGGCGACTGCTTTGAAGACATCCCAACCGATTCCGAATACAGCAAAGAAACCGGCAAAGGTTCTCTTCAATTCATCGGCGGTTGTTCCTCCTATTTTGAGCCTTTCGAAGAAGTCTCTGAAGGTAACCGTCATGTCATACAATTGCTTTGCCGTGGTTGCTGGGAAAACCTCTCGGAACGCTTCTCCGATAGGCTTCAACACGGAAAGCAAAGCTGCAAAAGCGGCCTTGAGTCCGTCAATTGCTGCGGTACGACCGCCAAGCTTGTTCCAGTCCTCTAGAAGTGTGTTAAGAGCGTAGATCGGACCGGTGAGTGCGTTCTCAGCAACGTTGTGCAGCGCTGTGAAGAAATCGGTCGCTTGATTAATGTCGCCGAAGATGGTCTTGAACACTGCGCCATATGCTGTAGCAACCTCCTCCTTAAGTGCTTGAACCAGCTGAGTGCCAGTCTTGATCTTTGTTGCTGCGTCAACGGCCGTCTTACCCAATGCAAGGATCTGCTTGGCCTGGGCATCGGTGTAACCCATGGCCTTGATCTGAGCTAGACTCAAATCACCGGTGAACTGAGCGAGAGTTTTGGTGAGGATGTCGGAGGTAAGCCAACCCTCTTGAAGACTTTCCCGGAAACTTCCAGATTTCTTGATGATGCTGTCGATAGCAACACCACTCGCACGAGCTGTATTCTCAAGTGCCGTCTGGAAAGTCTTACCACCGAGACCGGCGTTAACCACGGAGTTCCAGTCTTGAAGTTTGACGGAACCTGCGGCGATAGCCTGCGACAGTTGGTACATCGCACTCGAGGCTTGTTCGGATGTAGCACCCGACATAGCCGCGAGGTTAGCAATGCCCTTGATGGAATTCACAGAAGTCTGCAAACCAACACCGGCGGCAGTGAACGTACCAATGTTCTTGGTCATGTCACTGAAGTTATAAACGGTCTGATTTGCATAGGTGTTTAGTTCGGCAAGAGCTTTATTAACTTCCGGAAGTTTGGTTCCAGCAGCTGCAGTATTTGCCAGGATTGTCTGAACGGAATTGATCTGCGTTTCGTAATTAGTAAAACCATCTTTGATCGGATCGATCGTCAAAGACTTCGTAATTCGAATTCCAGCATCTACAGCTTTATTGGTAATATTGGAGAGTGCAGTTATTCCAATGACGGACATAGCATTGAATTTACTGCTCACCGTATCCAAACCAGCAGCAAGCCCGTTCATGGATATCTTGCTGGCTGCACTACCGATATCCGCAAGACCCTTAGTTGCCTCTTGAAGCTTAAGAGTCTTGTTAAGCTTGTCCAAGGTTCCAAGAGTTGTGGCGGCACCTTGTTCGAACTGCGCATTGTCGAAATGCATTTGAACAACGCGCTGATCGATATTGCTCACGCGGAAGTCACCGCCCTCCATACTCTATCAGCTATTTGATCGAATATCGGTTGTATAGCTGGATTGATGTAATCCCGACCTTGAACATATCCGCCAGTTCCAGTTCCATAACCATATTGAAGCATAATGGCTACTGGGAAATCATTCTCGATATCTGTGTTTGTCCAGTAGATGGAATAAGTTCCGCGCTTAGCTTCCACATCGAAACCCCAAGTTCCAGCAGCTAATCCACTGTCTTTGGGTGTGGCTGCG